TTATCTATACATGATAGTTCTCAACCTAAAGTGTCTAAGAGAAGCGGAATGAGTATGCCTAGAAATCTAAAAAATCATAATATTTCTGAACATAGTAGAACACCGGGTGTATCTCATAAGATTAAAAACTCTGAGATTGGGAAGTTATCGCATTTGGGTATTGGTATGGCCGATAACGGATTACATAGTAATACAAACCCAACTGCTAGAGTAGGTAGTACACTAGGTTATACTTTTGATACTAGTATATCTTCCAATTCATCGGGTATTCTTAGAGATTCTATACTAAGAGGCATAGGTCATAATCCGGGTGATAAAGACATAGCAACGGGAAGAACAAAATTAGGCTCACCTGTTTCTATGTATGGTTTAGAAGATTTATTCATAGAAGGAAAAGTTCCTTTACCTAATATTGGTGATAAATCAGACTTTTTGCAATTCATGATTGATAAAAACACATTTGCACGTTCTGAGGATGAGCAAATGAAAACACTTAATTTAGACATGGAACAAATAATTGAAGAACTAAATTATTCTGTATTACAAGAAGAACATAATATGGGCGGTCTTTCAGAAGTAGAAAAAGAACATCTTACTGATAGATACCAAGAACTTGAAAATCAAAAACTAGAAATGGTTAGACAAATGAATAATATTGATGATAGTGATATAACTTTAGGTACATCACATGGAATCATGTTAAGAAATCTAAGAGAGAAAAAATCAGACTTAAACGCTATACATGATATAGCAAGAGAGCATATCATACCGGGTATGAAAAAAGCAAACCCTGATGCTTTTCCTTTAGATAACCCATCTCAATTTTTAATTGACTCAGCACAAGCATTACACGATGCTGAGTTATTTGCTTTACACTCGGATGGTTCAATACATGGAAAAAATAGTTTAGGTTTGACCCATAATGAAATAGAGACTGATAGTATACAAACTAAATTGGGTCAATCACCACATCGTGATATGGCTCAAAGTGTGAGAGATAACGGTATAATTCTAGATTTAGAAAGAGAAGATAAGGATGTTTATGTTAATGAACTTTTAGAAAAATTAGGTATACCTGTTAACAATCACACACAGAAAGATGTACACGTTAAAAGAATGGTAAAAGAAGCGTTAGAATCAGGTAAAACACATCTTACTACTATGGGTAATTTATTAGCACAAGAAGAGCATGTTCCCAACCACGTTAAAGACCACAAAAGTATGATTGAACATTATGAAGAACAACTTAACCAATCTACATATGGTGAGGGTAGAAAAAATCTAGCATTAGATAAAAGCCATCTTTTGAATCGTATGCCAGCAAGAAAACATTTGTTGTTAAGTCAAGCAACAAAAGATGAATTAGAACATTGGGGTTTGGATTATCACCAATTACCAAAAAATATTTACGGTAATGAATCCAAAGGAACTAGTGTGAAAGATTCAGGTATACCTAGTAAAACTAAAAGATTCATGAATAGTATAGTTAGTTATGATGAGGGTGCATCGCCTGATGTTGAAAATATCGGAGATGTGGGTAGAGTAACAAGAGATGAAATAATTCATGGCTCAGATAAAATTAATTCTGTGCGTTCTAATGATGGTATAAATCCTTATCTATATTATTCTAGTAGTGCTCAAAAAATACACAGGGGAAAAGTAATGTTTCCTTCAAGCACTAGTATGAACATAGATAGAGATGGAAACGCACAATGGGGAAATAACACACAGCAGAGTTATATGATACCCGCTTCGGAAGAAGGTTTAGTTGCCATGCATGGAGAAAATACTATATCACAAATACAAGGTTTAGCAAATCAGCAGGGTTTAGACACTATGTATGTTAGTCCTACTAGTAATTTAGATAGAATTAGTCCTGAAAATCCTATAGGTGAAGCAGTCAACTATGAGACTATAGCCACTAGTTTTGATAAGATAACCAATAGTAGTCTATTGAAAAACTTACCAAAAGAAATGCCATTACTTGACCCCTATCACAAAGTTTTCGATTATGAGAATGTGGAAGAGTTGAAAGGATTTACAGGAGATTGGGTTGTTGCTGCTATGGAAGTAGGTCAAAGAGTCAAAGTTACTCGTAAGGGTACATTCATAGAAGTCAAGTCTAACGATGGAGATAAAATAGGTTTATCTGATTCTATGCGTACATCTATTAGAAAATTAGGAAGTAAAAACTTCATTATGGATGGGGTTCTTAATGATAAAGGAATTACTATGATGGATTTGATGTATTATGATGACACTGATGTAACAGACATGGATGTAAGAGAAAGGATGAAATTATTAAGAAGTCAATTTGATAGCCATGAAAATATTTTCATCCCTAGTCCTTCTACTCTAAGAATGACAGACGAAGATGGTTTAGAAGAAGCAATAAAATATTTGAGAAGTGAAAATAAAGATTGTAAAATACTTATTAGAGATGCTAAATCAACTTATATGAAAGGGGAAGAAAAACATCCTAAGTGGATTTTACTTACTAAATCTGATGATGACTTTCACATACCCTTTACTATGGAGTTAGAAGAAAATGTATTTATTATCAATTATGAACATGATATAGTTAAGTTTGATATTGTTGATGAAGAACCTATCAACCCACGGGCCATATTAGGAGAGTTGAACAATAGCGACTATACATTAACTTTAACTAAAAGTTTAGAAAAGTATTGGCGACCAGCATTTTACGAAATGGTGAAAGAAGAAAAAGATGAAGATGATACTGAAGATGATGAAGTTATTTCAGACCGTAGAGCAGAAGTTATGGAACAAGAAAGTGCTGGAATATTAAAACCTAAGAAAGACCCTAATCTCTTACTCAAACCAAACATGATGAAAAATATTATAGAAATTATTGAAAGAAGCATGGATGCTTTAGAAAAAGGCCATTTCCCAATGTCAGGTGGAAAAGGCTTAGGTATTGATGTTGGTAGTGATATAGAAAGTCCTAGAGGGCCAACTAAACTTACCAATGAGGCTTCTTTACCTGATTGGGATATGAAAGAAAGACCACAACAAGACCCTGAGAAACCTGAAAAGTACCCTAATAGAGAAAAGAAAGCATTGGAAACAAAAAGAATAGATTGATTTCCGCTTCATTCATATAGTATTGCATTATACATTATGGTGTGTGTTATCCACAGCAAGCCTTTATGGTGACGATACAATCACCTTGCTCAAAGCAGGGAATGATTTGGTAGTGGCAGGGTACGCAAGCGTAGAATTAGTAGATAAACAGGGGGATTTAATAACAAAAAACGCTTTGAAAGACGGATTCAAAAAGTTCATGACCGACCCAAAATACAGAAACGTACAATTAGCACACTCAAATATACAAGTCGGAGAAGTTATTCCAAATTACACAGATAGCGAAGGGAGGGTATGGAAAAGCGAAGTTGATGATGTCGGAATGTTTGTAGTAATACAGTTACGTGATGACATCGAGAAAGCAAAAGAAGTTGCTGCTGAAATCAGAAAAGGAAAACTAAGAGGTTTTAGCATCGGTGGACAGGCATTCAAAAGAGTAAGAAAAAGTGACCCAAAACACGGCGACTACCAAGAAATCAGCAAACTAGAATTACACGAAATAACAATCTGTGAAAAAGGAATAAACCCTGAAGCAACATTTAGAATATTAAAACAAGATAAAACAAAGGAAGTAAATAAAATGACCGAAGAAAACGAAGATATGACGAAGCAATTGGGAGATGTTCTCTCTCGTCTAGAAGGCAGACTTGACGCTATGGAAAAAGGCTCTATGCCACCAGCACTCAAAGAAGCAATCGCAGACAAGAAAGAATCCTCTGAAAAGAAAGACGACAAAGAAAAAGCATCTGCTGATAAGAAAGATGAAGATAAAGACGATAAAGAAAAGTCTGAGTTTTCTGACGTTATCACATCAGATTACTTAGATTGGATGGAAAACACCCTAAAAAGCGGCGGTGTAGACATTGATGGTGCAAGAGCACACTTCGATGACCTCAACAAAGCAAACTTGGGTTCAGACCTAAAAGACGATGGTGCAGAAAGATTTGCGGCACAAGTCAAAGGTCGAGTGCAAGAAAATGGCGCACCTTCCACTAATGCTATTTCCCGTACAACAGGAAGTGGCGGAAAGAAAGATGTTAAGAAATCTGATTTCCTAACACCTGATTCAGTAAGCGATGCAGATGTAGAAGCAGCATATGAAGTCTACAAAGCAGCGGCTATGGAACAAGAGTTCCGCGGTTCTCTAGAATCAACTTTTGCAAACCGATTTGCTAACGAAAGGCAAGAAGAAATTGCAAAAGCACAAGCACAACAATTTGATGCTCGCGGCCCACTTGATGAAGTAATGAAGGCTCTAAACTCTCTTAATGCGAGAATTGACGGTATGACTTCAGCAGATGGTACAACAACCATCGCTAAGAGTGCAGACACAACACCACAAGTAACTATTCCATCAACTCAGGACATGCACAAAATGTCATGGGATGAGGTTCACGCCCTAGCAGACAGGGCTTTTGACAGGGGAGAGTGAAATAAATGGCAAGAGATTATGTACGAACAATAACTGATATGGAAAGATACTACTACGGTGCAGGTAACTCAATGGGTTACTCTTACACAGGTAGTGAATTACTTAAGGCTGATAGCCCTATGCTATCAACTACCGCTGGTACTTACCAAGCAATCTATGGTAGAAAAGTATGGTCGCAACTGAACCAAGAGTTCAATGCGTTCTCTATACTACCTAAGAAACCGTGGGATAGAAGTGGATGGCGTGTTATTACTGCAAAGCCTAACGGCGGTGCTCTACATGGTGGAGTTGCAGAAAACGCAACATTACCTGAGACTGTAAAACCTACATTCCAACACATCGGTGCAAAACCTAAGACAATTGCTCACACATTCGATATGTCTGAAACAGCAATTTTCCTAGCAGACCGTGATGATGGTCTTGGAGACATCAGAGCAGTTCTGAAAGAAGAAATGGGTAAACACCACGCTGAAATGGTAAATAAAATGCTATTAGGTGATGTTGATACACCAGCAGCAAATAACTTTGAGTCATTAGACAGAATTACTGCTGGTGATGCAGGTACAACAGGATTAACAGGATTGAAAACATCAAGCAGCGATGCACACGTTACTGCTGCTTCTGACTTAGACATCTACTCAATTGATAGAAGTGCTAACTCATGGAGTCACGCTGAAATGGATTGTGCTGCTGATACAGCAGATGCAAGCCGCAGAACTTTCAGCCTAGACCACTTAGATACGCTATTCCAGCGCATTTGGGAACGTGGAGGAAACCCTAAGGTTATTCTAACAGGTTACGATACTCTAATGAGATTACAACAACTTCTACAATCACAACAAAGATTCATGGAAGAGAAGAGAGTTACCCCTACCTACAACGGTGTGAAGGGTGTACCCGGAATCGAAGCAGGTTTCATCGTAGCAACATACAACGGTGTACCAATTATCCCAACAAAGGATATGCCTGATGATGGCGGAATCAGCCGTCTATACTTCTTAGACACTGATTACATGTACTTCAGTACAGCAATCCCGACTCAATACTTTGAGTCCGGTATCGAAACAGGCGACCCATTCGCAATTAACAGACTAGGACAGGAAGGACTTTACCGAACTATGGGTGAAGTATGGACTACTTTCTTTGGGGCGCAAGGCTCAGTGAGGGATTTAGTCTGAGGTTCGTGGAGAATTGAAGATACAGGAGGAATAAGATATGGCAGATACATTAACAGTAACAGGCAGTAACACAACAGCAACACTAGTAGGTGCATGGGAACTTAGAGCAGGTACTCATGACACCACTGAGTGGTTAGACGGGGCAGCAGATGTAAGTTATCCGGGCGGAGGGCCGGGTACTTTCAACGCATCAAACTCAGACGGTGCAAACGGATATGACGCAGCACCTAAGATGGCAATTATTACACTAGGCTCTACAGCAGATGCTTCAACAGTAACATTAAGCGGTGGGGCATCAGCAATTCTAGGTGTATTCCCTGCAAACGGCACAGCAAATAGTGGACAAACTCTAGGTACAAATCACAGCGGATTAGTAATCACACTAGAAACAAGCGGCACAGTAACAGCCGGACAACTACTTGTACTATACAATTAAGGTGGTTTTGAATGCCTATTATAAGATACAATGGGCCTTCATTCTACGGTAGATGTCCTGACCCAAGAATGACTGACTTCACTCGCGGAGAAGAGAAAGAAGTCAGTCAAACTTGGGTTGATGAATGGCGTAGAGTCATTGGAGAACCTAAGTTCACTTTAATTGGTGATGAAGGTGTAACCGTAGACGCTGGTTTAGACGGCATCCCTGATGCTGGATGGAGAAACAGTGACATAAAAGCATGGTTAGTTGAAAGAAATGTAACAATTTCTAGAGGCTATACCACAAAGAGTGGTTTACTTACACTAGTTGAGGAAACTCTAAACCCACCTGCCCCTACCCCTGTTGTAGAAGAGGCAGTTGAAGAAGCGGTTGAAGTACCGATAGAAACAGAAACATTAGAAAACGGAGAGTGAAAATAAAATGGCATTTACAAGTACACAAGATACAAGACCGCATTACATAGGCGACCTTATGATGGTAACAGGAACTTTCACTAATGGCGGAAGCGATACAGGTGGAAACATTGACCTCTCTTCTATGCTTGCAACAATAGTGGGGGCTGGCGCAAATGCTGGCTCTTCTACTGCTGGCACAGGGGCGGGGGTTGACGGTGTTTTTACATTGATTAACGGTTCAACATTAGTATTACAAACTGTAGCCGGACAAGACGGTACATGGTACGCATTTGGTCGCCGCAGTTAAGGCGGTGAAATAAATGGTTAAAGCAATACAAGTTATTGGCCCATATAGCCCTAAGGAGTTTTCCGGGGCAGGTAATGACGGTGCGTTAAGCACTAGCATGACAACGGACATAGAAGCATTAAGTGGTTATGCTAGTGCAAAAATAATCTCCGTTGAACCTATAACAGTATTAGGTAACATATTTTTAGTAGTATATCAAAAAGCATGAATGGTGGGATAATGAATGAGTTTTGGCTTAAAGCACTTAGATGTTGAAGATATAGAAAGGCTTCAAAAACAAGGTGTAAGGGCAGAAGAGCATTACCATCCTAACATAGTCACTGATGAAAGAAACCCTTTGAAGGGCGTTATCACCAAACAAAGAGCCAATGCTCAAAAAGCATCTGATGTTCTAAATATCAAATCGGGTACTAGATGTACTCATTGTGGTATGCTTCATTTCATGTGGAGGGAAAATTGTGCTACTTGTAAAAAACCAATGGATTACAATTTAGGGGTGAAAGAATGAGTGATTTTTTTGAAGTCTTGAAAGCAAGAAAGAAAAGGAAAGATTACTTATCTAGAAAGTACAAAAAAACATATGTCCACCATCCCGAAACAGGATTCAAAGGCACTGCGGGTCAATTTGCTAACAGACTAATGAATCAAAAGTTTGCAGAATTAGGTATAAATCTTAAAGATTTAACTAAAGAACAAAGAGAAGATTATCGAAAAAAGATAGAAAATGATATTCTAAATATACCTGATATGACCGACCACACGTTCAATGATTTTGGTCTAAAACAAATTGATAAACCTTCTAAAGAAGAAGCACCACTTAATTTTGTCTCACATGCTGATGGCTTCAAAGGTACTATAGGTCAAAGAGCCTTTAGAGTGATTCAAGATGGTATCAAAGGTGGTATGGACATTCCTGAACATCAAAAAGAAGCATTAAGACAAAAATTAGTCTTAGATATGCAACAAAACCCTGAAAAGCATGGGCTTACTGAGATAGTTGGGGCGAAGCGGTCTGACTTTAGGAAGCCAAAATCCAAAAAAACACCCCAAGCCGCTTCTACCCCGCCAAAAATTGCACCAATTTTACCAAAAGAACCTCAACAGTCTACTCCTGATGGTTTGAATATGCAAAAAGTTATGCAAGCGATGAAATTATTACAGGATAATAATTTCCCTGTGAATGCAGAAAGCATAGAGGCTCTCTTACCACATCTACCTGAACAAGACAGTTCACCTGTACAAAGTAGGTCAAATCAAAGCGGTAATCCATATCCTACGGGTTTGACTCCTGAGGGTAAGTTCCAACCACAAAGATTGGCTACATCTTTTAGAGGTGCTGAAGTAGAAACACCAGCACAAAAAGAAAAGATGTTGGAATACTTTAGAAATAATCCTGATAAAAGAGTTCAACATAGAAGAGAAGGAGATGAGTCAGAACAATTTTTGGCATCATTAATGAACAACATGAGTGCTGAAAGCGATGCAGAAACTGATTTTACTCAATACTTCCCTTCTAGATATAATGAAGAAGGTTTAGCAGGTGCTGACACTAGGAGTGCAACTGATGATACGGATAGACCTGAGATACCTGATTCTTTAGACCCTAAGAAAAATAAAAAGCGAATAGAAAATATACAACGTAAACAAAAAATATTCGATGCTAAAAGTGGCATGACTGAAGAACAATTGATGCTTGCTAGACAAAAGAAAATGGAAGCAGATAGGGTTAGAGCAAGACAACAAGATGCAACTAGAGAAACAGCGATGGCAGATGAAACTAAACCAGCCGGGCAAATGACAATGGATGATTGGATGAACCGATTACAAACAAGTGCTGCGAATCCAACGGGCGTAGAGCCAACAACATTGAATAGCAATTTTGACAATAACATGTTTGATGAAAACGGAAACTTGAAAGAAGAATACCAATGAGGATGAAATATGCCACAAGTGTTTAGTCCGGGTGAAGGAGAAACAAGACCTCTTGACCCCGATGCTATAGTTTACACAACTGCTCAAAAAGTAGCAGATTTACTTGAGATTGGCCCACAGGAGGCAGTTGCTGTTGCTTATGATAGTGACGCTGATGGTGTATATGTTACAGGAAGTGATTATAGAAACTTAGGTTATACTGTTGGAGATACACTACTTATCTATTCAGACGCAGACCCGTTAGGGTTAGAACGCACAATCACCTCTATCACCACATCTATTAATGGTGTTAAACTCAACTTCACTAGTAACATAACTGCTGCCGATTACCAATCTGCTGATAACACATATGTGCAAAATCTAGCCTCCTTCACCAACGGTAGAACAAGAGGTGTAAAGAGAAGTAAAGTGGAAGATTTAATCAAAAGGTGTCAAGATAGAATAGATAACATTACTCATAATTCGTGGAGGCCAAACTTGGTTTCAGCAGAATATATTAATTTTGACACTTACAAACCGTATAGGAGAAGATATTACACAGATTATGTTGGTACAACCCCCCTATTATTCAGAAATGTTCAGCAAATCCTTCGTTTAGAATTATGGCAAGGTGACGATTATAGAGAAATAGGCTCATCTGAGGCTCGTATTTCTTTACCTGATAGTGTTAGAGGCTTGAGTGGTTCTATAGTTGTGTCACCCGGAAATGGAAGTGCTGGTGTGCTTACAATAGGAACAGGCACAGGTCAATGGCGAGCAGATTTTGATAAAATAACATCAGCACAAAACTTAGTTGATTTGATAAATAAAGAAGATAGAGTTAACAAAGCGGCTGTTGATTTCAGCCCTGCTTTCACTTTGGAAGGTAGTACCGATAATGTCGGTGTGCATAATGAGTTTTATGCTACGGCTAATTCTGATTATGGTGCAGGTAAGGTGAAGATAACTAGTATGCGGTCTACTCAAGCGGGTGAGAGTTGTAGTATTGTGTCAACTAACACTAACTTGGAAATTAGCCAAACGCAAAGTCATGTTGCTACTTTTAGTAGCCTATCTTCAACTACAATTACTGTCAGCGATTCTACCGGAAGTTTTACTGATGCTGGTGTTGCTGTTGATGCTAACGGAAAAGTATTCAGTTATACAGGTAAAACAGACACCACGTTCACAGGTTGTGTGATTGTGGTTGGTACTGCTTTGTCTGAAATCACAGGAGTGTTGACTCAACATATTTTACAAGTTGATTTACACGGTGGCAGTGCTAGTGGTGATAGAGGAAGATTGAGAGATTGGTGGATAGATAATGAAATGGGTATTATTTACTTTAACAATTCATATCCTTTCTTTGAGTGGAATGCTGTTAAAGTTGCATACATCTTTGGTGAAAGATATTTAGAAAAAGCAATAGAAGATGTCTGTACAAAAATGGTAGCCATTGATATTTTAATGTCTGATGATAGAAGTGTTCTAATCCCTGAAGGTACACAAAACATAGACTTAGCATCTAAGGTACAACTGTACAAACAAGATATTGATAAGATATTACCACGTTACATAGAGGTGGTAACTTTTGAGTGATGCCTTCATAGAAAGACAATTAGATGATTACATTTGGGTCATAAAAGAATCTTATAAATCAAGTGAAATGCAAGAGTTATTGCAGAACTACATAAAAGGCTCACCTCCTGAATATAGAGAGAAAATTAAAAATCAAGAATTATCAACGTATGGTATGAAAACACAGGATGGTGTTGTCATAAAAGGTAATGGGGAAGAAGCAAAACCCGAAGATTTGCAAAAAATTGAAGATAATGTTGATAAAAGAATGTTAACAGAATCCCCTGCACTTAGAGAACAGAATCTACAATTAGAAGGCACTTACTTGTTTCCTGATAAAAAAGAGTTGAAAAAGAAAGCATATGAAGAATTGAAGAAAACTAAAAAACTAGCGAAGGATGGGATTAACTAATGGTGGCGACTTATAGTGAAGCATTAGATGTCATCATAGACCTTTTTTCAAGTAATTGGAATAGAGGAAATACTGATAATATCAAACCGATAGTTGTTGATATTGCTAGTACAGACCCTGAAAGGGGTAAAAGAATTGATATGAAGAAACATGACTATGTATTATGTTTTGAAACAGCACACAATGAAGAAGTTCCTGAGATATTATATGACTTTGTAACCACTAGAATCAACATAACGGTTGATATTAGAACCACAAGAAGTAGAGACAGATTGAAGAAAATGGAGAACGAAATTAGAAGATTAGTTCACTCAAAACGCAAAGGAGATGGGGTAAATTACGATAGGTTAGTATACAAAACACGAACAGACCTATCCGATAGGAGTAAGCAATTGTTCAGAATGACCTTCCAAATAGAAGTAATTGTGTTTGCAGAACTAATACCATGAGGTGAAAAAAAATGCCATCAACAGTCTATAAGGGTGATTTAACAGAAATATCATTCGGCCACGAAGCCACAGTAAAATTACCAACTCATTTTGATGAATCATTTGTCTTTTCAGTACAGGCTGAAGATGCTAGTGCAGACACTACCACAGTCAGGTTAACAGGTACAGGAAGCGGCACAGCACCTATTCATAACGGTCAATTATCATTCCCTATAGGTATGCTTGTAGGTTCAGAATTAACATTTTCTGATTTGGGTACTAGTCAAAACTTCAATGTAGATGACAACTTTGCTACATCAGGTAGACGTTATACTATTGTTAAGAATGAAATAGGCTCTAATTATACAGACATAACAATTACACCAAAGATGCTTAGTGGCACATCTGCTGCTACTACTGATTTTGGTAACGGTACATTACACATCCATGCTTTCAAAACACCTGCTATGGATGTAGATATGGGATGGCATACTAATGCTAACGCATCATCTGAAAGTGTAGCCACAGACCAATTTATGGGTCTTATTAACACAATATCTCTTCCTGAAACAAAAGTGGATTTGAAGCGTTATCACGTTATAGGTCTAGGCCGAGATGTGGCTGTTCAAGTGCCGGGTAGATTCACTAATGTTGGGGGTAGTTTTGAAACCACAATGCATAGTGCTAGGTGGTTGTATTATGGTTTAGGAGAAGAAACTGTTTCTTTCACACCTAATGGAAGTGCGCCTTCTTTCGCAACAGCGTCTGCTACATCTATTGGTGAGACTTTGATGACAACATCTACTGATTTATCATCACCTGTAGGAAAATATGTTTACATTCAAGATGATACGACTGTGCCTATACATTTGTATAAAGAGGTAGGAACACAGCAAACCTACGGTGCGTCAGGTATTGGGCCTGAAGATTTAGTTACAGACACCCGAAGTAGAGAAATGAGAAGAATTGTTGCTTACTATGAAAATAGCACTACTAGTGTCAATTATATATGGTTAGATGAAGGATTAAATTATGTACACGCATCAGGTAAAACTGTAAAAATGGTAGATTATTCAGCCTCTGCTGCTGCTAACAGTACACCTGTTTTGGACAATTCGACAAAAACAATTACTAATCCTGTTAACAGAATGTTATATTCTAAGAGTACAGTTCCATCTTTTGCTATGGAAGTTAGTATTAGAAGGTTAGACAATCAAGAAGAAGATGGGTTAGTAGACACAGACGGTACAGTAACTGAAGTTGTAGATGGAGGTGCTAGTGATTCTCAACAATTAACTAGAGTTTTCAAAGGTTGCAAAGTCAAAGAGTTCTCTATGGTGGCTGATACAGATGCTGCTGTGAGATTGAATGTTGGATTCGATGCTGCACTTTGTTACACCGATACAGGTAGACTTGAGGCTAGTAATAAGGGTGATAGATTTGATGTACATAGAATCTTTGAAGATACTGCTGACACAGTAGCAAAAAGAAGAGAAGCGGGTATTGGTAAAGGTACACAAAAACCATTCATGTTTTACAACGGTCAAATACAATTAGGCGGTGTAACGCTTGGACAAGTTATTTCTTTCGATTTGAAGGGTAAGACCGGAGTTGAACAATACTACACTATTTCAGGCAACAGGATGGCTGACGCAGCAACAGACCAAGTTCCTTTTGCTGGTGCTAGAAACGCTAGTCTTGCTGTAGAAGGTAAGACTGAATATGAATTAGATATGGAAATCATAGTGGATAATCCTACTTTATTCCATCAAATGAGAAGAGCAGTTAGAAACTTTGACAATGCTAACAAGATGGTTAGATTGTCTTTCGTTAAACAAGGTACAGCAGCAGCATCAGGTAGAGAAAGTATGGATATTGTAATAGATGATTACTTCATTACAGAAGCCTCTTTACCACTTCCTGACGACCAAGCCCCAATAAAATCTACCTTAAAGATTCTACCTAAGTCCATTAGAGTGTTTGCACAAGATACAATTTTCCATTATTGAGGTGAATAAATGAAAATACCACCAAGTAGAAGAAGATGGCATTTTAAGAAAAAAGGATTCAGTAATTACTTAGATTGGATTTTAGAAGAAGTTGGTCTAAAAGATGTTGATAAAGAGATTTTCAATAATGTTAACAATCGTAAAGACTTAGATGTAATGGTTGCTAATTTAATTCCACAGGAAGTTGAAGAAAATGATACAAGTGAGAATATTGAAGATAGTGTTGAAGAAGTTATTGAAGAAAGTAAAGAAGATGAAATAGAGGCAATAGTAGAACCTGAGCCTGAGCCTGAGCCTGAGCCTGAGCCTGAGCCTGAGCCTGAGCCTGAGCCTGAGATAAAACAAGTAGTACCTTTAGTAGAACAAATGTTTGTACCTGAAGAAATAGATTACAATTCCATGACAGTACGTGAATTACAAGAAGTTTGTAGAGAACGTGGTATCACAATAAGAGGCACAAAAGCCGATGTGGTGTTACGTTTAAGAAGAAACGATGAAGGACTGTTAGGAGATACCGTAGATGACGAGACTGAAGCCCCCTCAGAAGAGGCTGTTGAAGTTGAGTTGGATGCCCCCGTTGAAGAAACGGCTGTAACCGAAGGTGAAAACAATGCCACAGATAGCGAACAAGGAGAACTTATTGACAAAGAAGAATGAACAGAAATATGATATTAGTGTAGACCCTGATAATCCTGACCTAATTATGGAGGTTTGGATAAGGGATATTAATTTCTTTGATGTTCAGAATGCTGCTCAAAGCATGTTCATCATTAAACCAAATGGTGAAACAGAACTCAACCTAGAAGGGTATTGGACATACGCTTTCACTAATTGGGTGGTTAAAACCAACCCATCTTTAACACCAACAGAAATGACACAACTACAAGCACATGTAGCGAATCAAATAGTAGCCCACTTGCCTAAGCCTGATGAAATGGCGGAGATGATGCAAGGGGGTTTTACGAAGGCGAGCAACTGAAGATTAAGGGTTTTCTAAAACATCGAAGAGTAAGAAACTCAGATGATTACAGAATCCAAAATCAGTTGTTCGCCTACTTCGTATCGAAGCACTATAACATATCAATATGGGAGACACTAAACATGCCGTTAGATATTTTCTATCAATCTTTGAATTGGGCTATTGTTATGGAAGAACGGGAACAACAAGAAAGAAGTAAAAAACGGCTTGGAAACGAGACATCAAACGAAACCATTACACTTGACTACTCTTTCCTGAACTCGGAGGATGAAGAATGGTAGCACCACTTATAGCATTAGGTCTAGCGTTGTCTAAGACTTCAACCATCACAACAGCCGCAATTGGTGGTGTTGCTAAACTATCTACTGCTGTGTCAGGAATAGGTTCAGCATTCAAAAAAGTCTTTGATATGGGAATTAAGTTTGCTAGTAAAGCGTTTACTTTCATGAAAGATTTTTGGACTGAACACATACGCCCTTTGTTTGAGCCTATAATTGGTGTTTTTGAAACTATATTTTCTACAGTCGGAACTTTGTATGAGGGTTTTGTTAATCTATTGGTAGACCGTTGGGAGTCTTTCAAAAAAATAGTCTCAAGTCTTAAAGATGCACTTGATAGTGCATTTGAGTTAATCACAAATCCATCTTTTGATGCATTAAAAACTCATTTTGGGAATATATTAACTTTCTTTGAAACTGTTTGGGATGAAACATTTGGTAGGATGTTTGCGTTTATATCAGATGCTGTTAATTTTGATGGTATTTCTAATGCTTTTAGTGGCATGGCAACGTCAATTTCCAATACTTTCAACAATGTATTATCAGGTGTTTTTGGTGCTATGAGTTCAGCCATTGACACCATAGTAAACGGCCTTACAACAGTTGCTAACAAAATAGCAGATGTTTTAGGTTCTGTTGCTGGCACTATATTGGATATAGGAGGTAAAGGTGTTGATTTTGTCGCTGGTGTAATACCCGGTGGCGGCGGCGGCGGCGGTGGTAGTACCAATACTGTTGCAGGTGGCGGTGGTGGACACACATTCAACATCACAGTCAACGCTGGTGGTATTACAGATAGAACGGATAAATTAGCATTGGCTAGAGAAATAGCATCATTATTACAAACAGAAGTTGCTAAAAATATTGGTGCTACAACAAGTGCGATGAAGTATTGAGGTATTAAGATGGCTGCTAGTGGAACACCTATTCGCCTTGTAAGAGAGGATGGTGAACTCATTGAGTTAAATGCCACTAAAATAGTCATGAGTACAGATAGAAGGTTTGGGCCAAAATCAGTACCGTTCTCAGGAAGCAATAGAGTTTCTCTAGATTTGAACTTGAACAAGGCTGTTATTCTTATTCAAGGTTTTTTCTCAGATGATGAGATAGCAGTTGGTGGAAAGAAAGCGGTTGCTACTGTGGATTTTAACGTAACAACTAGTTTTATTGCTAGCACTCGGATAAGAAAACCTTTTACAACAGCGACTAATATAGATAAAGTGTTTGCATCATCTCAAAATACTAAATTAACTCTTAAAGATAGTAATGGTACAGATAGGGTGTTAAACTTTGTTGCAACTACAAGTGGTAGTAACTCGTATAATAGCGGAACTCAAACTGTTACAATTAGGACTGATGCCACACCTGCTCAAATAGCAACACAGGTAAAATCAGGATTAGATACTTCTTATTCTAGTTATTTTACAACTAGCATAGTTGATGGCGATGCAACTTCAGCAGGTGGTAACAGAACCAATTCTAAACTTGTAATTACACAAGTTAGTGATGGTGTTGGTGGAAATAGTAGTTCTCCTTTTTTCACTTTAGATAATAAATTAATAGGTATGTATATTCCAAAAACAACAGATTTTGCTGGTGGAAAAACTGCTAGTAGAAAGTCTGCTGGTGATAAAGCACAAGACATGTACAGTATAATGAACAATAGTAGTAGAAGCACTTTTAGAGCAGCAGGTCGAAGTATGAAAAACATGCTCAAACAACAGAAAAACGAAAAGGATATACAAGATAGACAGAAAGCAAGTGATTACATTGTTGGTATTCTTATACCTTTTAATTCTATATTAACTGATGGTGGTTATACACCTAGAAACTTTTTCATGCCTACGGGTTTTTATGACAAAAATGAAAAAACATCAAAAAGTGCAAAAGCAGCAGGTACTGAGTTTAGTGGGGTTGACAATTTTACAGGCATAAGTGGGGGTATGAAAAGCATGGAACTCATGTATGATGCTGGTGAGGCAATATATACTTTCGATATGCAATTCTTACCTTCGGATGTGATGATATAACACTTATTGGTACTAGCAATCACGCTTTCTTTTTTGATGGAATAAGCGATAGTATTGTTGTACCACAAGGTTATTTTTCTTCTATAGGTGATAAGAACATAGATTCTGAACACGATATTAGAAGTCTTTTGAATGCAAAAGCAAAAGGTGGGATTCATTCTGTTACATCAGGTCTTTACAGTAGACACATAGCAATTGAAAGTTGGTTGATGCCTGATTTTGGTGGTGTGGTTGTTGAGAAAGGAAATCAGTTTACTCTCAAAGTTGGCGAAGTGCATGAAGCAGCACCTATCGTATTTACAGTTAGTTTGCTAAATAAAGGTAGAGTAGAAGAACATACTATAGAAACAGGTTATCATGATGGTAGTCGCTATGTTGGTGCTATTTATCCTAAAACAGAAAGTAGTGGTATATTCAACACTCAACCATCTGATTTGAATAGAAACCACAGAGAGTTGATGCACGTTGTTGCCACCTTCTATGGAAATAAATTACAAATATATGTAAATGGTTTGTTGATGGCACACAAAACGCTAAACAATCCTGATTACATTTTGAATGTTAGTGAAGAGAATATTTTCATTGGTGGTAAAGGCGGTCAGTTTAGAGGGGTAGTCGAAAGTTTACATTTGGCTGCAAACTTTAGACCACAGATGATTGACCCTTCAGTTCCGCTTAAGGGTGAAGATACATTACTTCTTTACCGTTTTGAAGAACCAATAACCGTTTTTGATGACGTTTTCAAACTAACAAGTGGTGCATCTTCAGGTGCTACAACAATAAACATCGGAACAACCGCTGCTGCTAAACTAGCCACGCTTCTCAAAGGAGTGAGTGTTACAAGCGGCACTATTGATTTCACTCAATCTCCGTTTAGTAGTGGAAATTACAAAGTCATACAGAGCACTTCCTCAGGGATTACAAAACACGATGTCGCTCATGTGCCTTACAATTTACTTCTAAGACCGGGTGGTTACGACTATACAACAAAGAAGCCAAATGGTAGTCCACCTGAAAGAGTTAGACTGAAGAGCATCAATGTCGCTACAGGTGTTTTAACTATAGCAAGTATACATTTAGACTTCGACACAGCCAATAATGGTACTAGAGGACTTCTTCACGCTCACACCACAGATAGCAGATTGGTTGTTGTGGGTGCTGATTTACTGATAGATTCGGGTACAGGTAAACCGTATCAACCACCACATTATTCTTCTAGAGCAATAGATAGAACAGGTCAAATGGTGATAGATGAAAGCACATACGAACAACATGGGTTTGTGTATTCTTCTAGAATGGCTCTTTCAACAACAGATACAGACAATCCATATGCAGCAACTTGGCCTACTACTATTTCGACAGACTTTAGCATAGGTCATTCAGGTAGACACATCAATAATCATGTTGAAGGTCATCATTATCTTAGAAAGTTTCCTAAGGCCAATGAAGAAATATTAGATTCTCAAAGTGACGGTAGTGCTGATTTAATAAGTGCAATTTACGATGTGCCTTTAGATGGTATGAAAGAGCAACTCAGCATTAATAGCAAAGTAGACTTATACAAAGAAATAGGTGATTATACTGTTATTGATTTTGTAAACTCATCTACTGTTAGTAGTATATACAGCAACTATGAACTCACTAGTAGCCCCGGTTCAGGAGTACAAGAAATAATTGCTATAGGTGGTAGTGGGTTTAATTACACACCTTTCCTTCTCAAATCTCCTGTTATATCTCCAACTGCGACACCAAACGAAAACACTAGGTCGCATCATCTAAGACCTAGTAAAGAAAGTAGAGTAGCGTTGTTACATGTTCCAGCATTAGCATCTACTTACAATTTAGCACCTTATGTACAAATACATTACAATGCTATAGATTTGACAGGTGCTTCAATGAATAGTAGCAATAGTAGTGTACCTTTATTGATGGTTGAAAAAATGATACCTTCAGGCACTACTGAAATCGGTGAGGGAGTTTATCTCTTTGAGACTATAAAAACAGCATTGAACTCAGGTAATTTGACTCTATATGCACCGGGTGGTTGTATATTATTAGACAGCGGAGAAAACGCCAATGCAAGAGATTTACTAGAAGTTCATGCACTATCATCAGATAGTAGTGAAGGGTATGATGCCGACACACTTCTTGATGAATCCAACACACCACCTAATCTAACTCCTTATGTCGGTGATACTCTTGTTAACACACCGCCTTCTATTATTACAGATTCAACAAGTAAAACAACACAACATGATTCTTCATTCCATAGAATGATGTTTGAAACTGTTAAATCTACAAAAAGTCTAGGAGATTATTCAGATTACAAAACTATGGATGTGGTTGCTACAAACAGTTCCGCAGAACCTGACACCATAGTTACATCATCCTCATCCCCTGTGTTTGAGTCTTTTGATATTATAGATAACGTAAGTATCGCTGACACACACGCAGACATAATGCTAATTGTGCAACCTTCACAACGCTCTAGGTTTTATCAATTAAAGAATGTAAAAAGTCAAAGAAACACCCTTGACAACCCAAATATAATTAGTTTGCATTATCTTCTAAGTAGAGGTAGGTTGAGAAGTGTAGATGAAACAAAAGAAGATGAAGGTGCATCTTACACAACAATGCAAGCGATAGGATTACAAAACTCACTTTCGGGTAGGAATGTATCTTTCACAGGTTCAGGTAGTAACGATTCACACATTGTCAAAGAAATCGAACCTAACGCACCTGTTGTTAGTGTAACTTTAGGTGGTGTGGGGCAAGGTGCTGTTGATACTAAACCAACATTCCTAGAAAGTGAGTTTAGTCGAGAACCGTATTCAACAAGAAGAGATTATGTTGTTACTACGATAAAGTATGACGCATCCAACAAAAGAATATACGTTAACCCGATAAACAACAATTCTGCAAATATGAAAAGTTGGGGTACGTTTGGATTCCCAAAGGCGGGTAAAATATATTTTGAAGATGGCTCTCATGCTAAGTATGATTCTAAAGCGTCAACTTATTTTCAGTTTTCAACTGCTACAGCAGGTAGTAATGACTTTGTTAGCGGTGGTAGAGAGTACACTGAAATCTATCAATTGTTACAAAGTAGAAATCTACTTTCAGGTGTAACGTCATCAACATCAGGAGATTTGAGCATTACCGCTGTTATATCTAGTGAGCCTGATTTTGGTGTTGAATCTCAAATAGAAGATGGAACAACTGTGAATGATAGAATGTTCCACAGTCTAAACGATGTATCACAAGATTACCAACTAGGCACTCAATATGCTTCTACTAGGGCTTTGGTAGAGATACCATTCTTCGCTAATCAATTCTTTGATAATGAGAGCGTAGGCACTTTAGTAGATGGTGATAACTCTTTCAAAATACATCTCGATGCTACAAACACAGCACATACATACAACCCAAGTCCTGTGGGTAGAAGGCCAAAAGGCGTAGAACAAACAGATAGAGAAGCACAATCCGCTTATGCACACGCTATAGAAAACAACACTTACATTTCTTCTGCTAAGGTTCTTTCATATGATGGAAGTAATTACATTTATGTTGACGATGCTAGTATTTTTCCTGATGGGCCTACAGATAATGTTGGTGGAATGTATAGAAACATAGGTGGTAATGGTGAAATTGTTAGATGGAGAAGGGCTTTTACTAAATCAGGAGAGTGGGTTGTGTACAATGATGTAAATTATTCCACAGACACTATTAGAATATCTTTACCTGTAAATACGAAACCTACACATTTTTCTTCTGTTAATTTCTTCAATGAATTAGAAAACAATCAAGGTGATTTACGCCTTTACGTTGGACAAACATTACCAACAGAATTGATAGAACCAATAGGTTCTGATAAGAGTACACCCTCGGCAGACTTTGAGAACCGTTCTGAATATTATCACGACCAAGCAAGTATGATGACTCAAGGCGGGAATGTTGACTATGGGTTGAGGCAATATGTCAGCGCAATCGAAATCAAAGCAGGGCCGGAAAGCAACCCACACGCAGAAAAAGTCACAACAAAAAGGGCTAAAGGGGATATTCAATCAATTCAAACAATCGGTTCTTCAGGGGTTAATACGCTTGTTGTCTCACTTTCTCCTGATGATTTACTTCTTTTTCCTAGTTTGGGAAATCGTTCAATAGATGATTTTACTCTTGGCACAGGAGAATTATTTTATGAAGCCACAATAGATTACAATGGTACTGATTACAAGTTCCATTATTACGGTCATCTTGAGGATGTAAACAATTATGATAATACAGGTGCTGCTGCTGTATCATCGAATATAGCAAAAAATAGTATAGTGTTGGTACATTATGAGTCAGGTACATATCCTACTTGGAGTAATTTTGTTGGAAGTGAAGTAAAACTAACAGGTAGAAAAAGAAGAATATTCTTTGATGAATATGTAGATAACGCAACAGGAAGCGTGTTACAATTTGAAAATGAGAAGAATCCATTATATTCTGAATTAATAGCGAACACTAAGTTTAGTTCAGGGCTTGTGTGGGCTAGTACAAGTTCAAAAACAATAACAGTTACTAATACAACTACTTCAAAATCTTTGAATGATTATTTTGATATGAACTTCAAAGAAGGAGATTTATTGTTTTTCAAATATTCAGGTAGTATTAGTAGCGTAAACAAAGATGAAATTGGTTATTTAGGTGTTGTGGATTATGTTACAGGTGGTACAAGTATAACTCTCAAAGCAAATGTACCTGCTTGGATGAGAGAAGAAACGACAGCACAAATAGGCGTTGCTGTAAATGATTTCAATGATTTTGATGCTGTTCTTAATTCTAGTTGGTTGCACCCTTATTGTAATGGTGGACTACGACAAGGAGATACTGTATGGGCTAATATGTCATATAGCAATCCTCATGCTATGGAAGGTTTGTTTTCAAAGAGTAGAGGTATACATAATGAAGGTCTTGTATGGAAAGGTTTCAATGGTGGTGAGGGTAGTTTACATGCTACAAACCCAAGAGACAGTATACCAATGGAGAACTTTTTGATTGGTGATACATGCATAGAAACAGCAAGAAACCTAGCACAACACATCAATAAAACCGTTGAAGAGAATTACAAGTCTCTTGGTTTAACAGCCGCTAATGCACCAACAGTAGCATTCGTAGACCCGTATCTAGCAGGTGAAAATCATGCTAGAGTTCTGTTATACGATGCTGAACACGATAGAGAGTACATCGCTTTCCAAGACATACACATGCAGGTGCAATCATCTGCTGAGACAACTAAGATTGGTTGGGATAGAAATGTGGTTGAAGGTACAAACACATCATCTACTGATTTAGTAAAAAGGCTACCTGAAATAAACGGTGCTGCTGCACATGGTTATACAACACAAATAGATGTTGCTAATGGTTATCCATCACAAAACAAGTTCATTCGCTCAACCCAACAATCCAAGTTTATTGAGAGTGCATATGCACACGACTTATCCAATAAGCAAACCGATGATTTAATTTACAGCACTTTGTATGATGATACAGTTAGACAAAATAACTTTTCAAGGTTGTATGGTAAAGCACATGGACACCACGTACATGTCGGTTTGAGCATAACAGGTAATGCAGACGGGTATGCTTATTCATTTAGTACACCACTTCGTAACAATGAATCTGTAGCATCATGGAAAATAGCAAACTCATATCATGTGTTAAGTAGGAGATTAAGAAGCGGTTTCACAGATAGATTGATGAAAAACATCAATGATTCCTTAAGAGAAAAAGGTACATTTTTTGATACCCCTGATGGTACAAGAGTTATTCCAGCATTTTTGTGTTTGAAGGGTATAAGAGCAGAATCTCTTGATTTAAGTGATGCTAGGATGAAACTCTTACCACAATGGACTCAGATGGATTTTGTAAGAAGAATGACTGTATCTATGGGGGAGGTCGCTGAAAGTGAAAGTGTAGTTGATGTTGAAAGTGCTGTCAATGAAATTGTTAGAAAGATAAACCAATACGGGGCATTACAGGCTAGACTATCTAATGGTGCATCTGCACATGACCCTTCTCCGTTTTGGGATTCAGATAAGGCATTTGCCAATCAAGATAGAGGTTCTCACATGGGCTATCTTAGAGCGCATATTGGTAGAGCAGTAGAAGATAGAGAAGGAAATCAAGGTTATACTGTGGTAATACATAGCACAGTACCGGGTGCTACAGGTAGAAACTTTTGCGTTTGGTTAGATAACAGCACATCACAAACATCTTACAACCCTCAATTTTTAGTAGGTCATGGAGGTAGATGGCGTAACTTTTGGGCTTTACCTGAAGAAAAACAAGGTGAGAACATGCACCCTGCCCCTATGCCTCTTGATAAGAATGGGCGACCATTCTCACCGATTACTACTCTAAGGCAGTATATACAATCCGATGAAAGTGGTGAAGATGTACTTTCAGTTGCTGATTTTGGTGCATCAAAGAAAACAGACTTATTGGCTCTTACTGATGTGTTAAGCGGAAAGAATCACAATTCTGTAAACCCTGATTCTTTCGATTTGGAAGCATCTGCTACTATTGTTGATGGGTTAAAAACAGGAACAGCAGCAATCGGTAGAGTGAACTTTGGTGGTCTTGTTGCAACAGGTGTACCGGGTTTTTCACCTAAAGCCGGACTTTACGGATTTGGAAAGAAAGGTGATACAACATTTGCTAATAGATATGGTGTGAGTGATATTGCGGATAATGACTACACTTCACACATTTCAACATCCTCATTAGATGAAGAAAATATAGGTTCACAAAATATATACGGTTTACAATTAAAAGACCATAAAAACAATACATACGGTGTTAGGTATATCTATAGTAAATTAGGTAGAAGTTTTTCAAATGAAAACACTGTTTTACCTGATACTTTTAGAAATGAAGTACAGGTGTATTTTGATGATTCAAGTAATGAAGAAGGTGGGTTTACCATTGGAAAACATATGCGTGGTACAGGAGATGCAACAGGTAGATTGTCTAGTTCTCTAACAGCATCTGATTGGAGAGGAAATAGATGGAATGCTGTACCTTCACCAAATCTAGGTGTTAAACTAAGTTTTGTTGTTTCGGGAAATAATGTAACAGTAGACGATGGCAACGGTTCGGGTACAGGGTATAAAGCACCATACACAAGTTCAGATTTCACACATCCCGATAAATTAGGTTACTTAGGTTTTCCAAAAGAAAACGGTGTCTTTCAAACAACTAAAGTGGCATCAGGTTCAACAGAAGGTGATGTTACTAGTTACGAATATAGAATTGGTGATACTTTTTACAATTGTGCTAATGCACCAGCAACAGGTGATTATATTGTATCTCCGACTATGAATTGGACTACATTGGTTACAGATGAGTTATTGGCTGCTGTTACAGCATTTGCAATTAATTCATCGTTTAATTCTAATAATGATGTTATAGATTATATCACGTTTGATTGTACATCAATGTACGCTGCTGATGGTAGAACATTTGGTGAACACGGTGTTAGGCGTGATGCCATTCGTATAAAATCATCAAAACAAATATCCAAGATGTTTTCAGCATCTACACACAAAGACTTCGGCATACAAGCAGCACATCTAGAGTTTGGAGAAGCCGCACAAGCACAGGAAGATGCTAATGGTGTTTGGTCTTTTGGAACAAATGTAGCACCTAGCAACACACAAGTAGATGCAGGTAGAAGTATTGATTGTGGTTATATTCCAAGTACAATTTTAAGAATTAAAACTAAGTTTTGTGGGCCTAATTCCAACACCGCTACACCAATTATAGTTGGTAGTGATAACAAACCAATAAACACATCTCGATGGAAAAAGAATCTATCAGGTGAAGATTATGTTGATGTAGCAGGTGATAAGATATTACCAAAGATAGAAAATCCAATAGTTAGGATTGATACTTCTACTACCGATGGTTGGGGTAGTGATAGATTTAGAATAACCAATGACATGTATCATTTCCTCAGACCTGCTACAAATCACACTAATGGTAGTCATATTGCACCATTTGGTGAAAGAAAGAACATATACATAAACAAAGACATCTATGTTACAGCAGAGGCTTATGTTGGTGATAATAGCACATATGCTTTGAATCGAACATTAAGTTGGCAAGCAAATAGTGAAATTAATTGGCCTACTGCTGAAGTTGATGCATTCTTACATTTACACCTATCTCAAGAGTTTGATGGTATACGCTCACTTGGTAGTGTGCTATCTGAACCTATAGTGCATTTCAAAGGTGGAAAATCAAGCCCCGACCATAGCGTACCATTATTCTTCGGTGGTGGTTTTAGTGGGGTTGTGTTGGATGTTAACGATGGCTCAATGAATGACTATTCAGACTTCTATACACATCCTTACTCAAATGGCCCAACAGGAACTGCGGGTATACAGAATGCAAATGAAATATCTACAAGTTTTGCTATGTTAGATTGTAATGCTATCTTCTCTTTCTTCCCCGGTGCTGCGTTATGTAACCAACATCGAGGTAGCCCGTTACCGCCTGTGTTCAACAAACAAAACGTATTGTCAACAGATTTGGATAGAGGTGGTACTTTATGTGATACTGATGGTGTTGTGAAAGCCAAACCTGTACCGTTAGTCTTGAGATTCCCACACCCAACAGCCCGTTATGAGGATTACAAAAACGATGTAGATAACAAAACAACGTACTTGGTATTTGGGCCGGGTCAAGCATTTCCATTTCATAATGAAAGAACCACATCTAATGGTGAGACTACTAACCCTACAGAACCACATCCGGGTAGAGTTGTAACAACAGGTAATGGTTGGAACAAAGTACCATACAATGATGACCGATTCCACAATCAAATAAACAACAAAGATACAGGTAATTCTTGGAAAGCGTATAGACCGAGGTTGAAAGCGAATTACCTTGCAGAAGCGATGTATCATTGGCGTTGTGTTATCAATTGGGAAACACCTGCTGGTTACTCTCTAGGTAGAACTCATAGACAGTACCCATCACATGGAAGAAACTACGGACAGATGATTGATGTAGACACCGCTTATGATAACCGTACACAACCACTAGGCTACACACCTTTCATTGGTTATGGTATAGCAACAGCAGCAGATACTGTGTTTCACATGGATGGTGGCTTCCATCCCGGCGGCCATTGGATGGATGAGATAATCACCTTCAATCCACCAAAGCAAACAACGGAGAAAATCAGCGTTTCAGGATATAGTGAGATTAACCCAACAGCATTTAGAGTGGGTGCTGCTATGGTAACTGCTTACATAGATTGGACACAAACAACAAACCTAGCAACAACCAATGTAGATACTGAGTATATTGTTGTAGATGGAACAAGGTGTCAGAATGGTGAAGAACTAGCATCCATCATTAGTTCGGCAATCAATTCATTCCCCGGCAAAGGTGCATTGAAATCCATAGGTGGTACACACCACCCTTCAATGGGTACATCAAACAGACAAGACCGTTACGGTTGGGTTGATGTTGCTAATGCTAGTGGTACAGTAAACTCATCAATTACAACAATGGGAGATATGTGGATTGAGAGTGCAGAAACTACAGACCAAGACATGTTGAACAACTTACCTGCATCGGGATGGTTGAGAGCAAGCACAACAACAAGTCCGGCATACGCTTGTTATTACATGAAGCAAGTAATACCCGGTAGTGGTAGTAACTTCAAGGCTAGATTCTACTTTGCCCCAAATCAATTTAGAGGCTCGGTAAGTTCAACAGCAGATAAGAAAACATTGAGAGGCTTCTTCCATGACAACACAACTGTTGACACAAGTTTGAGTGCTTTCACCGGAGATAAATTATGGGTGTGGTCTAAGACAGGTGTTATTCGTTTCAACAATGAGAACGCAAGCACACGCGACCATATGACACAGGTTCATTTCTCAGGTATAGTAGATGCTATTGATAGAACCAAACCAATAGGTGCTGTTGGTTGGCATGGTGAAAGATATTCATATCTCAACAGTTTGAAAGTAGGTACAGAAGGTTATGCTGCTGGTTTAGGTGCATATCACCCATTCCTCAATTTTACACCATATGGTACTGCTTCGACTGTGATGAATGTTTATGGTTCTTTACCACTAATAGCACCACTTACTGATTCTCCTGAAAGTAGTGCGATTATTAATGACGGTGAAACAACAGTCGGTACAAGAAAGTCTTACATTAGCGCACCTTACACAAGTAATACGTTTACAACTGCTGTTGCTAGTTTAAGAAATTACGATTATACAGACCCAAAAAATACAACACAAAGGTCGGTGAAACCACCAAACTATGTGTTTAGTTACGCTAATACAGATACTAATAGTGTAATGGAAGATTCGTTACATCACCCACAAGGTGTGTACTCATCTGCATTTTTAGTGGTGTCATATGAAAGCGAATTGTCAATGGTAGCGAAACACGATAGAGATGGTGTAGATGCTTTTGGTGATTGGTTGTATGCAAAACACGGCACTAGTGCTGATATATCAGACGGTGGCACTACCAAGTGGGATGAAAGATTCCACGGGCAAGACCGTTTCATAGCACCTGCTAATGCAGGGCCAAACGTAGAGGCTTTGATAGTAGATGGAACACAAGTACCTCAAGGTACAGTAGGCTCTAATTGGATTGATTCACACTTCCCACCTGCTAGTGGTGATTTCGTACATCTACATTCTGCTGTTTCTAACGACCTTTCGTTACATAACGCAGTACCCGGATTCAAAGCAACAGGAGACTTATTGTATGACTTAGACCACTCTGTAGGGTCTTTCAATTTACAAGCAAGTGAGGTTGAAAGAAATGTATCAGAAGATTATCATTCTTCAACTTACACTTCATTGTTACATGGAGATGCAAACAAGTTTTGGATGTCTGATATAAACGGTTATCAAACTTACAAAAATAGCCCTGTAAAAAACTTCACAGTAGAGAATGTAGTGTGGAAGAGAATGGATGGTGGCAACCTCTCATTACCTGCAATCAACGCTAGAGGTATGGGTGCTGTACCTTTCGTTACGAGAGTCAAAGAAGGTGCGGCACATCTAACAGGTGAAAAGATATATGGTAACGTGAGGTTTAGTTTTGAAACAACCAATTCTGTTATGATGCCTACAGTAGAAGCACAGGAACTAAAACAACCCGGTTTACCAAATTACAAAGTAAACAACGTGCTACAGATACCAAATGAAGAAATACAATTCCAAGAGATAACAGTAGTTGATGATAGTGGTAAGGAACACACCATAGAAGGCGGTAGTCCGTTTGGTACTGTGATTAGATGCTTTGATGTTAAGAGAGGTAAACCATCTCTTGCTAACAGCGGCGAAGCACCCAACCTAGCAGTTAGACTACCTAACCCTGATAGCATACCCGGTAACATTGTTGTGCGTTCAGGATTTGACCCTATACAAGCCTATCAGAATGAGACACTCGGTGCAGGTGGTATGCAACATCCCGGCAAAGGCTCAACACGCTTAGGAGAGTTGTTTGAGAGAACTACAGTTTACAATACAAACAACCATCCTGTTTACGAAGAATACGGTTGGGAACACTTTGATGAAGAATCAGGTGAGAGTAAGATTGGTGGTTTCAACACCAACAGTTTAGATTCTGCTTACGAACTACATGACAGGATGCTTTTATTCCATGTGTGTAAAGTCGGTGTTGGACACACTCATCGCTACCCAACTGCTTATGCACACGCTGTTACACATGTTGCGGGTGGTGGTGTTGTTAATCAGGCTCTAACTGTATCTTCTTTTTCTAGTGGTACGTTAACAGCGAGTGCTACAATAGATACAACAATTTTTGCTGCTGACTTCGGCACTAAAGAAGAAGATGACAACAGGCGTTACATTAGAGTGTACAACGCTAGTGGTGAAAGCGGTCTAGCGTCTTACACAGGTATTAGTGGAACTACGTTTACAACAGTCAAAGGAGATGCAAACTTTGTATCACTTGTAGCGAAAACCGACACACTAACGATAGTGCCATCCTATCCTATTCCAGCGGGTTCTGCTAGATTCTATGCAGCAAACAGATTACGCGACCACGCAGAAGTGAGTGGTAACTCTCCTGATATGGCACATACAAAATACGTTGACGGTAGTGAAACACCGTATCAAAGATACTCAAAACCAATAATGACACCTATGGCTTATCCTAGAATGGGGCATCACTATGTCAATGCAACACAACCTATGCTACCCGGTCATTGGGCGCACCCTGCATATCAATCACTTTACAAGAAACACAGATTTGAACAATCTGTAAACATTGGAAGAAAAGACAGTAAGACGATGAAAGACGCTGTTGTTGCATCGTCTGAAGAAGTACCTGTAAAGGCTGATTTATCAATAGGAGACAGCATTAACCCTGTGGAAGCAGAAGTTGTGTTTGGCTCTCTAAACGCTGCACCGAGTCCACCATCCGACTTACATGGAGGTGCGTTTACACTAATGTTTGAAACATCTGTGAAGTGGGATGGTTACGGCGTGTTAGCAAGTTTGGGTAATGCTGGTGTCATCAATAAAGCAGGTGGACATAGGATTGTGTTGGCCGCTGCTGCTAACTATACACTAGCAAATCATTTCCCTGACCCATCAGAAGTGGGTGCTTACCAAATAGTCATACAACCAAATATGTTTAGAGGACAATTCGGTGGTGTTATAGAAAGTGAGAGTTATGCGTTTACAGGTCAGCAAGTAAACACAGTAATTGGTATTAAAAAGTACGATAGTGAGTTTGGAGGTTTAATCTTAATACTAGCAAAAGCAACACAATTTGATTGTAGAGGTTGTGAAGTATTCGTAAATGAGTTGATGTTAGATATATCTCCTGATTTTGGTAGTCAATTTACAAAGATACCGCCTTTGTTACTTTACAATCCATATGGTGTTAATCTAAATGAAACCCCATCGTTTACTAGAAGGAACTTCCCATACTCTCCAATGATGGTGAAGTCAACACCTTCACACACACTTAACGTGCCGTGGTGGTCTATATTGTTTGGAAATATAGATAGTAGCACAGAGTTGATTTCAAATAATTCAAGTTACATGGGATTATCTCAATATGCACCTCATAATTATGAAGTGTTTGCAAAAAGTACCTATGGTAGTGTCGGACATATATTAGGAATGCAAGGACATAATACAAAATACCCAAATATATATTCAAGTATATTAGAAAATACATCTCCAATTGCAAAAAGTATAATTGCAACTAAGACAACTAATGGTGTATTTACTGTAAATGATGGTAGTGGATTCCCCGCTAACCCACAATTCGGCCAAGAGGTATATTACACAGCAGCAAACGGTAGGGTTTACTCTACTACCTATACACGTTCAGGCTATGCAGCAAGTGGTATTAATCTAAAAAATACGTTTACTGTGTCTAATAGTAGCCAATTCTATTCTAATATGGTTGGTGATGGTAGTGAAACATTATATCTAAGCACTAATTATAATTCATATACTTCTAAGCATTATAGTAATAATAAAACTATATCTAATTATGCAAAAACAATTAGTACATTATCTTCAGGTAGTAGAGATACAAATACATTACACCCACCTGATGCATTCTTATGTTTATGGAGTCATAATTTAGGTAGACCTATGACATATTTCTCAGATACTAGAAGTGCTTGGAATAGTCAACCATCAGTTCAAGCAAGATATAACGCTATACCTGAACACTTTGAAACTATACATTATCATTCTGCTAATTATCAAATGAGTTTTGGCCCATTTAGATTTATGATGAAAGCACAAAAAGCATCTAATGGTGATGGAACGGTCAATACCATAGATAACGACCTTAATACTTATGATATATCATCAGGCATTTATGGTGCTACTCTATATGGTGGATATTGGCCTTGTGGTAGTAGAGGTGGCCCACAAGTTAGTTGTTTGGATGGTTATACACAAAGCAGCGTTTCTTGGGCGTTACCGGGCTTTGCATCTAATGTAACAATGAATTGGGAAGATGAAGGTTGGGATAGTCTTAACAACACATACACAAGAACAACAGGTCTTACTACAAGAATTAGTAATGATACAGTTAGAAGAAACTTTGGTTACAGGGTTGGATTGAAGCAAGCATACAACCGCCCTGCTTGGGGTATTGTACCTGCTCGCGGTGCTTTAGAAAAAACCGCCACAGGTGATGCATACAACACCACTAGTTACGATTCAGGGCCGATAGTGCAAATAGAAACACATGGTAATCTTTCGTCCAAATATAATGGGATTTTAGGCCGTTTAAGCAACTTTACAGGTATGTTGAACTCAGATGTGCAAGGTGAACAAGTGCGTTACGCACAAGGCACAAGGATGACTAGACCGTTTGGTGTGCCTGTAAGAACACTATCTAACAAGAGTACAGTTGAGAGAGATTGGTGGGGTGATGTAGAAGGTTTGGAAATCACAGATTTGGCGTTAGCATCCAAACATTACCTAGTAGATTGGTGGGGTAACGATAGGGGTGAAGATGTCAGGAAATCACCTGTGCGTGGATTCGGTATTAGACCTGCTTGGGATTGCGGTAACGCATACAAAGAAGGCACTAACACACCGTTTGATAGAGTGTGGAATAGTGGCTCTCCGTTATTCAATGTGAAGAACATACTCAACAGCAGCGGTCAAGTCAGCATCACCAATAGTAAAACAATACCACGTTTTGGTGGTGTTGTTAACAGCGCAAATAACAACAGTAGCAGTACCTTAGTAGATGTGTTTGCACCATTCCATTCCTTGAGAGTTGGTGATATGGGTAACGGTAGAGGTGTTAGATACCCGACTTTCTTCAACCAATGTGTGTATACCGATGTTAGTCAGGCTGTGGTTAACACAGGTTTGGTTCTAAGCAAGCACACATCTGAACCGTTGTTTGGTGAGGGTCTGTCACGCCCCCGTAACGCTGTACTGCAAGCCGATGAAGTCAAGAGAGGTATAAGCAATTCACTCAATTTATCAGATGATGGTTTGTTAAAACCTGAAGCAACAGTTAGTAGCAGAACAGAAACAATAAGCGGAAGTTCACAACACGTTGATGCAATCAGTAGAACAAGTCCAAGAATCGGTATTGATGCACCGTTGTTTGACACAACCGAAGAAAACTTTGTTGCTCTAAACAGCGAAGCACACAGTCTACATACAGATAGAAACGTAGGTCAAAGAGTTGTGTTGCAGAATGCATTCCAAAGAAACAGTAACAGTACAACTAACGATTTCACCACACCTTCGTCTTTCACTAGACAAGCGGCTGGCTCTCCACAATCAGCAATATTGAGATTTAGTCACACTAACGTGTTCCGTAGTTATGGTGGCTCTTACATCTTAGATGCGAAGAATTATTCTACTGTGGTTGATGATAGTGGTTGGGGTAGAGACAACATATCCTCACCTAGTAAATCAAGTAATCCTTATCAAAACTCAGTTAAGAAAAACAACAACCGAGCAAACAATGAAACCGATAAATCTGTGAGATTCTTAGTAAGACCAATCAGAGTGTTGGATAACAAACACGTTGAATTGTATAGAATGAACGACCAACTACATTCTAGTAGCCCTCAAGAAGTTGACACGGAGAAATCTTACTACGCTGCTACATCAGGTAACAAATATGGATTGTTTAACTATGAAGTAGATACACCTTCCACATCATCATTCTATGTGGGTGGCACAGCAGGTGCAAACGCAAATGGCCCGTATTATCCTGTGGTGTTGTTCGATGATGCTTCTTTCACAAACACTCGTTCAACAGGCCCAACAATACCAACTAGTGAATCTTCAAACTTCACAACAAATGTAAAACAAACCGTTGCTAGACTTATTGTAACAGAAAACACATTACAACATCACCGTTCTGATTCTGTAAGAAAAGGTGATTTTACAGTCCAACCAAGATTCTCTCAAACGCTACATCCTAAAGGACACAAAGGAGATGTAAGTTTCAACACAGACGACCACACAGGTGATGCAACATGACTTTGATAGAACCTGCTAACGGGGCTTTCACCGAATCTCCAAATGAGATTATGTATGATGTTAGAAAACCTGTGTTTGTAGATAATGCACTTCATTTAGGAAAATACGAATCACAAAAACTAGGTTTGCCTAAGGTAAGTTTTGCTGCTACACCGCACACATTGGCTACTGAAAAAAAATATAGCGTTGTAGAAGAGCAATCTTCAATGTTATTATCCCACAATAAAACAGCAGGGCATACATCTAAAATTAGCGTTTATTCTCCTAGTGGTGTTAACACAACATCTAGATTACTCTACGACTCTAATGATGTGAGTAAAAGACTCTATAGAGATACTGTAGAAAACCTTTCCGAGCAAATTAGACTTAATTTATCCAACATGGAAAATCAAACATTCGCTGATTTAGGTTTGAGTAACACATTCCATCTAGGTCAACCTGTTGATGTTGGACTAAGAACTAGTGATTTAGCACTAGAGTTAGCATCTGAGGTTGATGGTGTACTATCTTCCGTATCAATAGGCACACCTTTGACTGTAACAAACGCAGATTCACAAAGGAGAAAACACAGTAACACTTTCTCAGCCTTTAATTTCAATAACTTCAATCTGATGGTCGCTCTAAAGATTCTTTCAAGAAGAGACAATAGAGTTTTAGAGTTTGATAACTTTGGTAATCTATTGTTTGTACCATTCAACTTCTCTAAACAACATCATAGAGTATACAAAGAATTACGATTTGGCCCTGAGAAGAATAACCCTATAGATGACACTTTGAATAGAGTAACTGTCAAAGGTAGTGTTATTGCTCTGAATGACAAGAATATTGTAACACTTAACGATGGTGGTAGACAAAAAGGCCGCTTCAATAGTAACGTCATAGAAAATACAACCCCAATAGTGGATTTGTCTTTAATGGGTCATAATGAAGTAAGTAAAGCAGCAAGACAGATTTTGAAGGCTAATAATTTACTTAGCAAGTCAATAGAGACAAAAGGCCATCCTGATTTGTGGTATCTAAGACCGGGAGATGTAATGATGTACGGTGAGAAAAGATATGTTATTATGGAAGCACAACATAGTTTAACAAATAGAATGAGTGATTTTAACTTGCTTTCATTACAAGCGGGTATAGAAAATATATTACAATCTATTGATGAGAGTGCTGTAAGTTCAATTGATGTGAAGAGTGAAAATCTGAAAGAGCAAATAATTAAAGAAAATCTCAATTTCTTTGATGAAATTAGAGTAACCACTAAAGTCAACATAATCACAAATATTGTGGAGGATGCTAAGTTAATTTTAGGTGGTAATTCCAATAGAGTTGGTTTAGGGGCAAGTGCTAAAACAATCGGAATGAATAAGAGCGTTCCCTTAGTGGATGTAGGTGATGAATAATGGCCGTTAATGATTATCTAAAACGACTCATAGTAGAAACGATAGCCAATAACATCAATGAAGTCATAATTGGATTTGACAACACACCCCCTACAAGTAGTGATGGGAGTGCAGGTAGACCTGCTATTACAGTAACACCAACTGTTAAGATTTTAGACAACTCATCTATACTAGTGGAAGCCGAAATACCTATCACAGAAAAGTTCGATGAAACGCTAAAAGAAGTATACATTCAAATGAAAGACAGCACAGGCTTTACACCTGTGAGTCGCCACGTTTTCAGACCCGTTGTGAAAGATGACAATACAGAAATGAAAATACAGATTCTATATGAGGTGAGTTAATGTCCAATCCGCTAAAAACACATACAGACAATTTACAAGATGGAGACTTTATTTTCTCATCCTCGCTAACTAACATGCTAGAAGGTGTTCATGGTAATGGTATACTGTTGTTAGAGGACTACGCTGTAGGTGAATCTAGAAGAGTTACACCATCTGCTTTACCGGGTGCGATTGCTTATGCTAGTGCTAACACTATAACAATCAAAGGCGGTCATGGTGTTCTTGATGGCACATTAATAGATTTTGCTGGTGGTTATAGCACCAACACACCTAACACATTAACACTCGACTTAGATAATTCAAACTACGGTTCTGCTTTAACTTCTTCAGGACAACAATGTCTATTCGTAATCTATGTTACAACTGATAACTCATCAGGTGTTAACAGAATTGGTGTTGAAAGAAGTAGTGTGGGTACAAGTTTTCCTAATACACCAACTAGTTTCTTGAATGAAGGAGGCTCTCTAGACGTAGACCAAACCTTCGTTTTAGGTGTAGTAAAGGCTGTCTACGCTGCTAATTCGACAACCATGAAGATAGACATACAAAGCAATTCTAACATTTATGACCTAAGAAGTTACGTTAGACCATCACCATTGTATTTAGGTAGAATGTCAAAAGGTACTGTTGGTGCTACTGCCTCAGATTCTATTAGAATCAACAGCCATACTGACCTTGACGGTGTACATGGTGGTGGAACAGAAAATGGTACTTTTTCAGCATCTAAGTTAGGTGGCCTATGGATGGGTGCAGATGAGAGTAATAACGATGTGTTATTCTTTTCAGGTTATCAAAGTTCAACAAGAAGAACGCATAGACTTGGGCCTAATTTAGTTTTGAAGCAAAGTAATGATTCTGCTATAACATTCCAATTTGACGATTATAATTACTTTATACTAACCCCAACGGGTAACATTACACTCACACCTGACGTAAGCGATTCTGCTTTTCCACCCGGTCATACTATCTTTGTATCTAACAAACATGCTAGTAACACAGTAACATTGGTGCAATCATCCGGTAACATTGTTATTAACGGCAATAGTAGTGCCGTATTCGTTTATGACACCGATAGCATTTGGCAACAAACCATGCTTTCCTCAACAGCAACCACGACATCTAGTGGTGCATCAGGGCTAGTGCAATTATCTAACGGTGCAAGTGGTTTTGTTAGCGACTCTACAATTAGTTTCAACACAACATCGAATAAATTAACAGTTACAGGCGATGTTAGTATTACAAATCTGTTGAGCGACCCTAAAGCAATAGAGTTTACACCGCATAGTAGTAACTTGGGAGGTACAGCAGGTCAAACACTATGGATGGATAGCGGTAATTCAAATAAACTGAAATTAGGTAATGATATTATTCTTCATAGTGGTAATACAACTAGTGCTAGTTACAGTTTTGCGGGTCTATCAGATACACCTGCTAACTTCGATAGTGCTTCCAATAAGTTCCTTCAAGTTAACAATGGTAACGGTACTAATGGAACTGCTGTTGAGTTCGGCACTATAGTTGAGGGTGATTTACCCACCACACTACCTAGTGTAACTTCTATTGGTTCTAATGGAAACACTCTCACAGCAGCAGGTAATGTGTTGATTAGTGGTACGTTGGAAGTATCAGGTGGAACAACAACAATTAGTTCAACAACCATTACAGTTGATGATAAGAACATTGAATTAGGTTCTGTGGCTTCACCTGACGATAGCACCGCAAACGGTGGTGGTATAACACTCAGAGGTGCTGGTGATAAAACAATTTCATGGAGTAGTACCACGGGTGCTTGGGAGTTCAACAAGGGTGTATTCCCAAGTGGAAACAACACGTTAGATTTAGGTAGCAGTTCAGTAAAATGGGCCAACGGTTATTTCACCACAGTACATGGTGCTGGTAATTTTACTACAATAACAGGTTCAGGAAATGTAGCGATTGATACAGACACATTGAAGGTTGATGTAACTAATGATAGAGTCGGTATCAACCAAGCAACACCACTAGCCCCCTTACAAATAGCAAATGTCGGCTATGGTGAAGCCACAGGCTCTATTACTGCTTCTAATAACAACGGTGATGGTAGTTCAGACGACCATATGGACATTACTCTTTTCCCTATTGCTAACTTCAGGTCAGGTAAACTCTTGATAGAGTTTGATGGTGAAGATGGTAGCAGCAATAGAGTCTTTGAAACAGCCGAGGCTGTTGTAACCCATGATGGTACAAATGCATCCATCACAGTATACGGTTTAGTCCAATCCAATTCCAGCGAAACTTTACAAGGTGTGTACGATACCAAGATAGATAGCGGTAATTTGATATTGGAGGTCACACCGCAGGTTACAGGAATAGTCTGCGATGTTAGAGTAAGTTGGCAAGCGATGGTGGCATAATGACGACAAATAACGCAGATTTCAAAGTGAAAAAAGGATTAGTAGTGGCTGATGGTGACGTAACACTTGCCAGCGACCATTCAGTAAAAGCAGGTATATTCGATACCAATGTTGCAGCAGCGGGTGTAACACTTACAGCCGTAACGCTTTCAGCAGATGGTACTGATACAAACATTCCAATCAATATCACACCAAAAGGCTCAGGCTCAGTAGTTATGAGTAAAGTAGACATCAACGGTGGTACAATTGATGCTACTGACATTACAGTGGGTAGCGGTAAAACACTCAATGTATCAGGTGGAACTTTGACTCTTGCAGCCGACCAAATTAGCGGCGATGCGATTAACGGTGGCACAATTGGCTCAATTACAATTACAGCACTCGCTGGTGACTTGAGCCTCGGTGATAATAACATCACTAATGTTGGACAAATATCTCTTGATGCAATCGGCCCTGATGCAGACGATATGGACATCAAACTTTCTAACAACCAAGCAGCAGCACTCGATATACTGCAAGGTAGCGATTCTTACATGAAGTTCGTTACTACAACTGATTCAGAATCCATTATATTATCACCTGAACCTAATCAGTATGGTGTCTGTAAAGTAGTGATAGGGGATAATGCAGCAGAAGATACCATGCTTGTCTTTGATGGTGCTGAAATAGAATATAGACTTGGTATTGATGACAGTGCAAATCAATTTGAAATTGGTGTAGGAGAAGCACACGATACCACTGCCGCTATAGTAATGGATAACGCAGGTCATATAGTTCAATTAGGGCAATCAACCCCGTCTGACGGTCAGGTATTAGCGTGGGATAACAGTAATGGTCGCTGGTCGCCCACCGCATCTGCATCAGGCGCAGACGGAATGGGAAGCGGATTTACTGTATCAGCAACAACCGATTCAAATGCAACAACTATTACACAAGGTGATGATTTATTCTTTGCTGCAACAGGTGGTCTTACTGCAACAACAACAGCAGATGGAACTGTAACTCATGCTTTGGACATTAATGGACTTACAGCCGCAGCCATAGCAAGCGGCGATTTACTTGCTTTTGCAGACATAAGCCATGCTGGTAATGCGACTAGAAAAGAAACAGTAGCAGATTTAGCAACATTATTTGCTGGCACAGGTCTTACTGCTTCTAGTGCTGTGATTGGTGTAGATGCCGCACAGACTCAGATTACATCTGTTGGTGCGCTTACAGCACTTTCAACTGCGGCAGATTCAACTATTGATTTGAATGGTGGCGCAATTACTGTAGATGGAACAACACTATCCATAGATTCAACCGATACAACCAATCTAACGATGACTGCTAACTCAAGTAGTGCTAAGGCTATGACTATTGACGCTGCAAACTCAGGTTCAGGGGCAGCATCAATATTAATTGGTACAACTAGTGGAACTGCTATAAGCATTGGAAATACAACTTCTGAAACTACAATCAACGATAATCTAACTGTTACGGGTGATTTAACTGTAAACGGTACAACAACTACAGTTAATTCAACAACCATACAACTTGATGACAAGAATATAGAATTGGCTAATGGAGTAGGAAACGATGCTGCTATTGACGGTGGCGGTATAACTCTCATATCTAGCGGTGACAATAAGACATTTAACTATGTAAACGCAAATACCGCTTGGACTAGTTCTGAGAACTTTGACATAGTATCAGGTAAAAAATACAAACTTGGCGGTGCTGATATATTCACCAATGCTACAACATTAGCATCCGGTGTAGTAACATCAAGTCTAACGACTGTTGGTGCGTTAAATAGCGGCTCAATAACATCAGGCTTCGGGTCAATAAACAATGGTTCGTCAGCCATTACAACCACAGGCACAATAACAGGTGGTGTATTAGTTGCAGACAACCTTCAACTAGATGGAAATGTTCTTTCTTCAACCAACAGTAATGGTAATATCGCACTCACGCCTAATGGTACAGGGTTAGTCAATATAGCCAAAGATGACCTTGCTATTGCTGGTGTCGCTGTAACAACTACAGCCGCAGAATTGAATGTTCTTGATGCGGTTACAGCCGGAACTGTTTCTGCAAGCCTAGCGTTGGTGGTTGATTCCAACAAAGATTTAGCGACAATTAGAAATCTAACTTCAAACGGCACAGTACAAGCCGCTGCTGTTAGCGTAGATGCAGTTGCTGTGTTAGACACAACAAGAGGCTCAGGTGCATCGATTTCAGGTGCTACTGCTATCACATCATTCGCTACAGGTACATACACCACAGCAAAATACATCTATCAAATCAAGAAAGATACCGCAGTAGATACAGACGTTGGTGAGATACTTATTACATACGAAGGCACATCTGATGATGTGTTTATTCTTGAATATGGTATGATTAGCACAGGTACTTCGATTGGTGCTTGGTCGGCAGATTTTAATTCCAATTCAGTACGTCTAATTTACACACCTGCTAATAACGGCAACCATACTTACACAATACTCAATACTCTACTAATATGATGGATAGTGAAATCATGGTGATACAATGGCAACAAATAATGCGGATTTTAAGGTAAAAAAAGGCTTAATAGTAACAGAAGGTATAACCCTCGGTGGGCATA